GTTTAAGATGGGCCCAGTTATTGGACTCAACGCAAACATCCTACGTGACTTTGTTGACTACACAGCAGTAGATGCACTCAAACAAATTGGCGTTAAATATCAAGTGTCGGCTCCAAAATCAACACCTATTCCTTGGTTTAACAAGCATACAGATACTAGTAAAAAACAAACAGCACTACAAGAAAATGAATCGACTAATTATGTCATCGGAGTTATGGGTGAAGGTATTGACTATGATGCCTTGCCTGTGCTATAATAAATCATTGGAGAAATTATGACAATACCAGTTATTGTATGGAGCAAAGATCATTGCCCTTATTGCGATCAGGCTAAGGCCTTGTTAGCACAACGAGGAGTCCCATTTGAAGAACGTAAAATTGGATATGGGTTTACTCGAGAAGAATTGCTTGAAGCAGTTCCTACCGCCCGAACAGTTCCGCAAATTATAATTGGTGGATCATCAATTGGCGGATTTACAGAATTAAGAAAATATATTGACGAAACCGGTTTTAACGGATCCGGATACTAATAAGGAAATTAAAAATGTTAATCAATAAAGGCATCGTAGAAGGCGAAGTTATCACTCTCAAACTAACCAGTGGCGAGGAAATTGTTGCCAAGCTAGTAGAAGACAACCCAATGTATTATAAACTATCAAAGCCAATGGTTATTGGTATGGGACAAAAAGGACCAGGTCTAATGCCATACCTGTTTACTGTTAGCCCAAATGCAGATATTCGTTTGCAAAAGTCTACCGTCACAGTAGCAGAAGCAACAGACGAAGCATTTGCCAAACAGTTTCTTGAGTCAACAACTGGCATTGCCCTAGCATAATATGACTTATATAGTAGTGACTACTGAAGACGTTGGCGCCTCGGGCAGTCAGCCTCTTCCCGGAAACTACGTTAGTCATAGCTTTGGTCCAAAGATACGTCCACCAACTGATGATCCTTTTGTCATAACTGGCGGAGGCCGATCAGTCACTGCTCAGTACAAACCAGATCTTTACGTATTTCCTCTACAATATGTAGACTATACTAATCCTGCTGGGCAAGTAGTACGAGTCAACGGAGTAGATGCTTGGACTAGGGTTCCGGGCCCTAGTGCAGCTGTTAACATTGTTAAAATGCAAGAAGATACTAAAGATAAACAGGAATATACATTAACTGTTATCTCGCAAGATTACGATGAAGATGGCAACTTACAAACATATACTTCAACATTTCAGGCAAAGGTCTATGCCAATTATGACACAAGCCAAGGATTATTATTGGCAGCAGTAGATGCAAGGAGATAGCAATGCCACCAGTGACTAGATTAGGCGACGTCTGTACAGGACATCAAGCCTGGCCGCCAAGAGTAAATGATGAAGCAAGCGGAAACGTATTTGTTAATAGTATTGGTGCTCATAGACAAGGCGACCATTGGGTAATACATTGTAAAGATGCTAACTGCCATGATTCAACTCATGCTCATGGGAGTGCTACTGTATTTGTTAACAACAAACAATTATCAAGAATTGGGGATCCAATTAATTGCGGCTCTTACGTGGCGCAAGGATCGCCAAATGTCTTTGCAGGTGGTTGACTTTCTATTCTAGATACTGTATACTTTATACATGAACATTTATTTAGATATGGACGATGTTGTCGCCGATTGGATGCCCGCCGCCCGGGCAATAGTTAATCGTAATTGGGAATATGGAGAACGTATTCCGGATAGCGATTGGGATAAAGTAAAAGCAAAAACTCGATTCTATAGAGATTTGCCAGTTAAACCTGGTGCAGATGAACTAGTAGAATACTGTCGAGTTGCAGTTATGTCTGGGCAAGCAGACGGCCTATTTTTTCTAACAGCACTACCGCATGACTATAGCGTGCCGTATGCTAGTTATGATAAAGTTATGTGGGCTCAAGATTATTTCTCAGATATACCTGTATTTTTTGGACCATTCAGTCACGACAAGTGGAAACATTGTAAACCTGGAGACATCTTAATTGATGATCGTACAAGTAATTGCGAAGAATGGATCCGTGCAGGTGGCCGTGCCCACATCTACCGTACTTGGACTAATTGTAAGCCCTGGTTAGAGGAACAGCTTAATCAACTATGAACAGTTTAGAAAGAGTTTGGGCAAGAGCCACTGGCCATTTAATGGGCCAAACCGACGAAGATCGCCCAGACATACCTATACTTACTTTAAGAGAAGCACGTATAGCGTTGTTTTTAAAAACGTTCTGGGTCATCATACATGTGATAACATGCTGTTTCATTATTGCGAACACATTACATCACTGGTAATAACTAATATAACAAAAGGAGACTATTATGTCAGCAAATAAATATCAAGAGTTTACAAAAATCGTAGAGGCTATGGAAGCAGACTTCGAAAAGTTCTATGACAAGGAAGTTGGCGCCGCCGGCACCCGTGTTCGTAAGGCTTGTCAAGACTTGGCCAAACTTTGCAAAGAAACACGCAACGATGTCACTGCGGTTAAGAACGCACGTAAAGAATCTACTGGAAAGTAAACTAAATATTAGTCTAAGGCGTTATATATGTATAGCCTAAGGAGACTACTATGAAAAGAATACTAATAGCATTATCGTTATTTGCAGTTGTAGGTACAGCCAGCGCACAGTGGCATCATCACGGCGGATACTATCGAGGCGGCGGCTACTATCAAGGCGGCAATTGGGTGGCTCCGTTAATCATTGGCGGCATTGCAGGCGCTGTGATTGCTAGAGAATCGCAACCTGTCATTGTTCAGCAACCGCCTGTGTACGTACAACCACAATCGGTATATGTACAACGTCAACCTGTATGCACCGAATGGAAAGAAATACAACAACCTGATGGACAAATCTATCGTGAACGGACCTGTACACAATAATGGCCTACTCAGAAAAAGTCATTGACCACTATGAAAATCCACGTAATGTAGGATCTTTTGAAAAAGATGATCCCACAGTGGGTACAGGCATGGTGGGAGCACCTGCCTGCGGTGATGTTATGAAACTACAGATCAAAGTAGAAGATGGCATTATTACTGATGCACGTTTTAAAACATACGGGTGCGGCAGTGCCATTGCTAGTAGTTCACTTATTACTGAGTTAGTAAAGGGTATGAATCTTGATCAAGCATCATCTATTAAGAATAGTGATATTGCTGAAGAACTTGCATTACCTCCAGTTAAAATACATTGTAGTATATTGGCTGAAGATGCCATCAAAGCAGCCGTAAATGATTACCGTAACCGACACAGCATCTAAACGAATTACACAAACGTTGGCCAAACGCGGTAAAGGAGTTGGCATTCGGATAGGTGTTAGAACTACAGGATGCAGTGGACTAGCCTATGTGTTAGAATATGTAGACGAATACACAGCCGAAATTGGTGTCACTAACTTTGCTCAAAAAGATTTTGTAGTGTTAGTGGACGCAAAATCACTAGTGTATCTAAATGGGCTAACAATGGATTGGGTTCGAAACGGACTCAATGAAGGATTTGACTTCATCAATCCAAATGAACGTGACAAATGCGGATGCGGTGAAAGTTTTAGGGTATGAAAAAAGTGTGGGATAGAAAAGCAACTCGAGATTGGATTGCTCAGTTGGAGCATAGAATTGAAGACATTCGATACTATATGGAACGTACTATCCAGTGGTGTGAAGCCAATGATGTGTACAGTGACAGAACTGTATTTGCCTGCATAATTATGACATCAGTATGGGTTAGCCATATGCGTAATGAGCCTATAACTAAAAAAGAATTATTTGAAATGCTTGGCGTTAAAGGTTGGGAAGGTATTGATGATGCCATCTACGAATTTAATCAAGACTACGAATCGTTCGAACACGAAGAACTTTTGGAGATGGTAGCAAGCTCATTTTAATTGACATAATTCAAAATATAATGTACAATACTTACTTGTTTGTTTATTTTGGAGTCAAAATTGAGTATGCACCTAGAAGGCCCGTGGTTAAGCACTACCGGCAAACGAAAAGGCAAAGTTAAATTTGCTTCGGCCGAAGCCAAACGTAAAGCAGAGCAATTGGATCAAGATTGGAAAGAAATCCAAAAGCGGTGGGGTATTGAAGCAGACGAAAAGAAACGTAAGCGAGCATTGTCAGCTGAGCCACTGACAGGTAATTACTCACTTAAGATACCCGAAAATAGAAGCACTGCCCATATTAAAAGTTTGGGTCAGGATAATGGCGTTGCCACCTTGGCGCCAGCAAAGATATACACAGGAACTAAAGTCAAAGGTATTGCAACCATGCATAAAAGTAATGCAGTACCAGTTTTTTCAGATGAACAAGCTGTTGACATTAGTAGAATGCGTAGATAAGTACTTTATTAACATAAAAAGGAGAAGCAATGATCAAAGTCATTAAAATCTTACTTGTATTGTTAGGTCTAGCACTAGTTGGATTTATAGGATACAAAGCGGTCAAGTATAAACT